GTGGTGGGGCGTAGGCGGTCGGCGGTGATGGTGAGCCATTGCTCGGCCCAGGTGCGCACGGTGGGCTTGCCTCCGACGATGGGTGCTTCGGCGGCTTCGGCGGTGCGCATGACCTTGAGGATCTTGGCGCGGACGGAGCGCTCGGAGGTTCCGATCACGCGTTTACGGCGGCGGGTGCCGCGGCTGGTCCAGCCGAGTTCGATCGAACCGACCCAGCGGTCGCGTGCGTCGTCGTGGTAGATGCTGCCGGTGCCGTGCGGTCGACGGGCCATCATCTCGCCTCTCAGGTGGGCCATTGGGTGGGCCATTGATAGCCTATGCACGCGTAAGCGTGAGACGCAAACATGCAGGTCAGAGGCTTAGGCACGCTCCAAGCGTACCATATTCGTCTCACTCGTAATGAGAAGGTCAAGGGTTCGATTCCCTTGGGCGGCTCCCCATAGAACTAGCGCCCCACCTGCACTTATGCGGATGGGGCGTAGTCGTCGAACCGGGTTTAGATCGGCCTAGGTGGGCCAAGAGGTGGGCCTACTTGCATCCGGACGCGACAAAGACCCCCTCCCAGCCCGAAGGCCAGGAGGGGGTCGGTCCACGTCCGCTAAGACGTGGGGTGGTGTCGCGTGCTGACCGGCGCTTAGAACGGTCAGACGTGGAAGAACGGGCAGGGGAAGAACCGGGAGGCGGGCCAGGTCGAAACTGCGGGAGCCTGGTCGTCTTCGAGCTTGTCGTCGAGTTCGTCTTCGACGTCGGGCATGGTCAGGTGGTGGGCGGGTCGTGGCGTTCGGCGGCGGGCGGAGGGAGCACACATGCTCCCGGCCAGCACGTCGGGCACGGGTACATGCGGGCCTGGTAGTCGTCGAACTCGTCCTCGATGTCAGGGACGGTGGCGGGCATGGTCAGAGGTCGGCGGCCGGGATGACAGAACCGGTGGGCAGCAGCGATGCCTCGCCGGCGACCCGTGTCCCGTCGGGCTTCACGGTCTCGACGACGAGCGCGGTCGGGGTGACCTTCCCGCGAGTGACCCATGCGGTGATCAGCGGGCCGACCCCAGCGATGACGCCGATGATCGCGACCTGCTGCTCAGGTGAGATGTGGATGCCGAACGCGGCGACACAGACGAGGATCGCGGCGGCTGCGGCGGTGACGAGGCCGATGACGATGGCCGGTTCCCGCTGGGTGACAGTGGTTTCCATGGTGGGGCTCCGTTCGGTTGGTGGGGTCAGCCGGTGATGGTGACGTGCAGGTTGGCGAGGGCTGCGGATGCACCGGCCTCGGCTGCTGCGGTGATCGTGGCGAGGTCCGCGGACGGGCCGGCGGCGAGGGCGGCTTGGAGGGCGGCGACGCGTGCGAGGACTTCTCCGACGGCGTTGTGGGTGGCGGCGGGGTAGGTGAAGGGCTGCCCGGGAACGGCGAGGGCCGTCGTCAGGTTGGCAGCGGCCTTCGTGAGGGCGTCGAGCTTGTTGCTGATCGCCTGGGGCCAGCCGAACGGTTGCCCGGGGACGGCGAGGTAGTTCTCGATGCGCGCGAGGCTCGCGGCCTGGTCTGGGGTCATGTCGGGCTCCTGGGGTGTGGGGGTGGGTGTGATGTCGATGTGGATGGCGGGCGTGGTGTCGAGTTCGGGGTGGTATTCCCAGTGCCACGGCTCGTGCTGCCCGTCGGCCGGGTTCCAGTTGATCGCCCACGCGGGGTTGACCCACCCGAAGCGTCCGGCGTTGGCGGTCATCCACAGGTGCTGGGGCGAGCCGTCCACGTTGATCCCGGAAGCGAAGTCGATCGCGATGCCGAGGCCGTGGTTCGACGTGCCGGGCGCGGCCGCCCACACGCCCTTGCTGGCCTTGAGAGTGACCTGAACCGCGAGGGTGCGGTAGGCGTCGGTGAGGAGTAGTGGCGCGGCGAAGTGGGCGCGGAACGCGGTGGCGAGCCTGCCAGCGGACGCGGCGGCGTCGGCGCGGAGCCGGAAGCCCGCCGCCTCGAGCCACGGCAGGCCTGTGAGCAGCGAGTCGGGTAGGCGCCCGTTGAGGGCGTTCAGGACGGCCATGTCAGCCTCCGGTCACAGGGTGAGCAGCCACGCGACGATGATGGCCGTGGTGCTGAGGACGAGCGTCCCGAGCCCGATAACGACAGCGATGGCGAGTCCGATCCACATGCCGACATTGCTGACCCGGGCGTGACTCTCAGTCTTGGTCTCGGCAACCTCGGCCTTGCCCCCGGCCGTCGTGTACTGGACCTGGCGCAGTTCACCGATGTCCTTCAGCATCGGGTCGAGGGCACGGGTCAGGTTCTCCTGCGCAGCCTGGGCCGTTGCTGCCACCTGGGTACGCACTGCCTCAGCAGAGAGAGCAACCTGCGTTGCCAGGGTCGCTGCCCTGGTCTCGGTAGCCAGGCGGTCCGCTGTGACTGCCGCCTGGTCGACTCCTCGAATCGCGTCGAGCCTCTGTGCCTCGGCCTTGCGCAGTTCTCGGTTGTGGTCGGCTCGGAGCTTGGCGATTCGCGCTTCCATGTGGACACGCTCACGGATGCGCCTGTTCTCCGACTCGCGGAGGTCGTCCTGCCGTCGCATACCAGCCTCGTGGAGGGCGATCACGTTCAGGGTCGGGTCGCCGACAACTCGTCCTTGAGCATCTGTTTCGGAAACGGGCATGGTCACGGGAGGCTCACTCGGGTGTCACTCACGGGGTCCTCCTGGGGTCGGCGGATGGGTGAAGGTTGGGCGGATGCTCTTGACGGGTGTATGCACACCGCGCACAATCGGTGTATGGACACCTTCACGCGGATCTACCTGCTCGTCCTGATCGAAACCATCGTCACGGCCCTCACGGGCACACTGCTCGGCCCGGTCATCGGCGGCGACTTCGGTTACGCCTGGGGCTACTGGTCCGGGTGGCTTGGCCCGATCGCGTGCGTACTGCTCGCCGGGGCGGCGCTGCCGCTTGCCCGACTCAGCCGCGCGATCTGAGGTGCGTGTGCATACAATGCTGGGTGTGACACCCAACCAGCCGAAGACACCGATCCGATCCGTCCGCGTCCCGGACGAGAAGTGGTTCCCGGGGATGGCCTACGCCAGCGACGACGGCGAGACGATCTCTGATGTGATCCGACGGGCAATCGACGACCACATCGCCAAGCACGAGGCGAAGGATCAGCGGAAATAGGTGACGGTGGCGGTCGTGACGATATAAGCATTGACCGCGCCCGGCCCCCACCGCTGGACCCTCGACGACACGGCGAAGGTGCCGCCGCCGGTCAGCCCGGTGAGATTCACAGCATTTGAATTGAATAGGTTGCTAAACGACGCTGAACTGTTTTGCAGGAATCCGAGCGATCCAGATATGTTTACCCACGCAGTTACGCCGTCTGCTCCTCCCCAGTAGATTCCGGTCGTTCCCATGACGGTCGCCCGGGTGAATCCGGCCGGAACCGTAAATGTGACCGTGGCGTAGTCGACGGCCGATGTCCCGAGGGCCACGGGGGACGCCCCTGTATCGCTGGTCTTTGCGTCCCCCGTCGTCTGTGCCCCGATGAGCGCGAGGATCTGCGCGTTCTGCGCCGCCAGTCCTGCGACCGCGGCGGTAGCGGCGGCAGCAGCGGCGGTAGCGGCAGCGGTAGCAGCGGCAGTAGCGTCCACCTGCGCCTGTAGGTCCGCGACGATGTCGGACACGTTCGCCAGGACGGACGCGCGCAGGTCGAACATGGCCCGTTTCTGCGCGGCGATGATGCCCCACAGGCGGCGGAGCGTGTCCGGCTCCTGGGGGGGGAACTCCTGCGCGACCGACGTGCCGGGGTCAAACGGGTCGATCGGCATCTAGCGCCCCGCATCCATCGTCGGAATGAACGTGAGGTTGGTCCACGGGTCGAGGGAGCCGCCCATGCTGGCGACCCGCACGCGATACGGCTCGGACGGCCGCAGCAACGCGAGGTAGTGGTCGGGTGGCGGCCAGATCAGGCCGAAGTCGCCCGGACGCAGGGACCCGACCGGCGCGTTCGTGGACAGCGAGATGGTCATGAGCGGGCGCGCGGACGCGGCCAGGTTGCCCGAGGCCCACGAATCCAACGTGGACTGCGTTTCGACCGTGGACCGGTTCTCTGCGATCTCCAGAAGCGGCCAGTTCGCGTCGAGCAGGGTGGGCGAATCCTTGCGGGCCATGAGCAGCCCGGCCTCCGTGGTGTTGCCGGTGCCCCAAGAGCGGGACGCCACCCCGGAGCCGTCACGGGACACCGCTAGGCCCTTGACGGAGCCGCGTGGCACCCGCAGGTCCCAGACGCGATCCGAGCCTGCCTGGTGCAGCATCGGGTCAGCCTCGGTGCCGGTGCGCATGACGACCTCGACGCCCATGTGGTCGGAGGTGAAGCGCGCCTCGAATGCGAGGTCGGGTCCGCCGAGGACGCCGCTGATCTCGTTGAGCCGGTCGTTGAGCACGCCCAACTCGCTGCCCTTGTACGTTCTCGTGTGGAAGTCGTCGGCGGTCACGAGCAGGTCGTCAGGCAGGATGATGGGCAGGTTGCCGCCGACATGGCTCATCGCGAGCTGGACGAGTCGTTTCATGACGGTGCCGAGCGACATGCCCGAGTAGGTGACCGCCCATGCCGCCCACCCGGAGTCGATCGCGGCCATGACGCGGCGCCGGTCGAAGATGGACCGCCAGTTCGACGCGCCGACCTTGACCGCCGTGTCACCCGCGGCGACGTCGTGAGGCCAGATCGGCCCGGACTCCAGGATCGTGTCGCCGTCGACCATCGCCATGAAACAGCGGGCCGGTTCGATCATCGTGAGGAACTCGGGGCGGATGCCCTGCCCGAGACGCCAGGCTGCCGTGACCTTACGCGGCCAGGTGGTCGGGGACGGGTAGATGCCAGCGCCCGGGAACAGGCCGTCGAGGATCACCTTCTCCTGGGCCTTGAACTCTGCGGCGGCCAGCGGGATCGTCGCGTCGACGGTGCCGATGCCCTTGAGGACCGAGGACCAGGATGCGGCGGAGACGGGGATCTGCGCGATACGTCGTCCAGTGCGAACCTCACCGACAAGGATGGTGCGGGTCATGGGGGCCTTTCAGTGGAGTGTCTGTTTAGAACACCGGGATCATACAGTCGAGTACGTAATGATCCGCAGAGAATGACGTAAAGTTACGCAGTTGACCTGTCGGGAACATGATTACAGCATACGGTGCACGGTCATTTTTCACAGCCGTTGCGCGAGATTCAACCAGCGGGCGCAAACCCACTGGCAATGTAAACAGGTCGGTGTCAGCGCCCGTGGCGGCAACCGTGTTGAATGTCGCCATGATATGAGCATTGTTACCCTCACGCCGGGCGTAAGCGTATGCGGTAGATGAGGTTACGGCAGATGATGGTGTAAGTTGAGTCCAACCACGAGTCACATCGGTTCCGAGTCCCCGCAGGTATCTCTCAACCATGCGCTTGACGCGCGTGTAACCGGCAGCAGTATAGTGTACCTCTCCTGTGAGCATCCACGCGGTATCGTCCCAATGCCACGTCCAGGACCAGTCGATGAACTCTACATCATTTTCGATGCAAGCCTTTCGGAGTTGTTCAACAACTTGCGTCACGTTATACATCACAGCAGTAACCGTATTAGCCGCTGCCTGTCCCCAGAGTGCGGGAAGCATGATGATCCGCGCGTTGGGATATGCTGATCGTGCGGCTTGGAAGACGGTCACAGCCGTTGTATACACGTTGGCAAGGGCACGAATGTCGTTGCCCGCATCTGCGATAAAGACATACTTGACCAGACTATGTACGTAACTCAAATCGGCAATAGCAGTAGTAATCATGTTGAGCATAGTGCCCACAACACCAGCACCGCCGCCGCCTCCAGTGAACGAGCCACCACCGATGGAGTAGTTGTGCACAACCCAACCAAGGTCGGTGCACAACGCTTCCGGCCATGTGCCAGTAACCACATTGGACGAGCCGATAAACACCGCATGGACTGGATCGGCAGCTGTGCCGATCGGAGCATACGTGGCAGCAGCGACCGCCACGTCAAGCTTCTCAGCGAACGCCGCGGTGAGGTTCGCAGCGTTCGTGGGCGAATCGGGGTTGCCGACGCCAGTCTCCACGTCGTAGTCATGCCACGCGAACGGGGCCATCAGCGGGCTCCCATCATGGTCCGGGTCATGAGATCTCGAGCTCCCACTGCCCGGCGTTGATCCCATAGGACGTCGCCGCGTAATATGTGATCCCGTTGACGTCGAGGGTTACGATCTGACCCGCAGTCACGGGGAACGCAACCGCAGGAACCTCGACGCCCCAGCGACCGTTCGTCCAGATGTGCCGCTGGGGTGTTTGCTGGCTACCACCAACCACGGTGGCAAAATCCGTTTGTCCTGCGGTGCCGGATACGGTGACGTCAAGGACCGCCCTCGCTCGGGCGATACCGGACCTGGCGGCGGTGATGGTCACGTTCGACGACAGCCCGGCCCAGACGGTGTTGGACCAGGGACCGTGGGCGCTGATCGAGGCCGTCTGGAGTGTTGGATTTCCGCTGCCACGCAGGACAGCCACCGCCGCAGTCTGCGAGATCGTGTTGCCCGCGCTGGCGGTCGACGTCGCCGCGGATGTCATCGTGTTCCGGGCCAGCTCAAGCGCACCCGTGGGGATCGAGGGGGCGCCGGGCGAGGACGACACGGCGGTGCCAGATGCGACACCGAAGATGGGCATGGACGACGTGTCGGAGTTCTCGGCGTTCGTGGGGTGACGCACCCAGAGGATGTCGATGCGCTGCAACCCTGAGCCGGGAGCGCCAGGGCAGGTGACCGATGTCGCGCCGTCGTTCGTGAACATCTGGAAACCGTCAGACGGTCCCCGCGTCGTGACGAACGGCACCGGACCCGCCACGGAGTAGGCGAACCCTGCCGTACCCGTGACGAGCGGCGACGGACCGCCAGTCACCACGCCAGCCGACGCCCACAGGGCCGACAGCGACTGGCGGGTATCGAGCGGGGTCGTGCCGATGCCGGGTGCGAGGGGCGTGCCGTCGTCGTATGCGCCGATGCTGCGAGTGAGGGCCATCAGGTCACCAGAATCCCGGCGAGAACGTCGCCGATAGAACTGCTGCGGAGGTTGACCCGAGCGGGATCAGCGCCAATTCGGTCGCCCCGCCCGCGGGCACGACGATCGGGTCCATGCGGGTCATCTGCCCGGACCGGTCCGACACGCCGTCCATGAGAACCGTCGCGGTAGCCCCGTCGACCAGGACCGTGGAACCGGCCGGAATCGCACCCTGGAACCGGTGCAACACGCCCGTGCCCACCACGGCGACCTCGCAACCCTCGGCGGCGAGTGGACCGTCGATCGTGTAGGAGACCCACGCATCCGCGTCACCCGAGTTCGTCAGGAGGACGCGACCCGACGTCGAGCGCGCCCCGAACCACAGGCCGCCCGTGCGGATGGTGCGGTTCGTGTACAGCGGGTAGGCCAGGCCGCCACCCGCGACCGGGAAGCCCGTGGCGGCGGTGATTGGGGTGCCGTAGCGGAGGGGATCGGGCGCCAGGAACGTCAGCTGGCAGTCGATGTCACACCGGCCGTCCCAGTCGATATTCGGCGTGCCCTCACCCCGGACGCTCGACGTGAGCAGCCCTTGGTCCGGGTCGTCCACGACGAAGTCCCCGAACGTGCCCTCGGCGAGCAGGGCCGCGAGCACGCGCTGCGCATCCGAGGCGAGCCGTCGAGTGGGCGCCGTGACGTGGCCCGTGAGGGCGGGCATCCGCGCGCCCCGCCAAGTCCGCTCAGCGAAGGTGCCGTGCTGCTGCGGACGGTCCGTGGTGCCGCCCTTTGCGGGCGCCCCGTCGAACCAGCCCGTGGTGGCTGAGAAGGTCCAGACGACCCCGTCCGCGTCCGGTGCGCCCGTGTTGTTGAAGGTGACCTTGCCGTCCACCGTGATCGACGTCATGCCAGCTGCCCCCGCATCGCCCACGCGAGTTGGCTCGCCGCGTATGCCCCGACCTGCTGCTCAGAGAGACCCGGTGTCGGGTAGACGTTCTGTATGATCTGCGCGCCACCGACACCCGGCACGGAATGACGACCGTCAAGTGGTATGACAGCCTCCGGGATGCCAGCCTCAGCGACGCGCACGAGTCGACCGCCCGGGGTCGCCGGGACGATGCCACCCTGCGCGAGCGCCGGGATCTTCGGGAAGTCGAACCCCTTGCCGCCGATGCCGGGGACCCAGTCGGGGATGTTGAAGTGCAGCGACCCGATCGTGTCATTCCACTTGCTGATGACCCAGTTGAGGACCGTCTTGAGCGAGTCCTTGATCCCGTCCCACATACCCGAGACAGCCGACCCGATCCGGTCGGGGAGACCGGAGAAGAAGCCGACGATCGAGTCCCAGTTGCTGGTGATGAGACCGAGCGGCGACCACCCGAACACGGTCTGAATGAAGGCCCACGCGGTCGAGAAGAAGCCGGTGATGCTCGCCCACATGCCAGCGAAGAACCCGGTCACGTTGCCCCAGATCCTCACCGTTGAGTCGAGGACCGACTGCCACCAGGCGGGAATCGTGACCGTGAACCAGTCACCCACCGCCGACGCCGCCATCTTGATCCACGTCCACGTGGCGTCGACGGCCGTGCGGAACCAGTCGACCTTCTGGTAGGCGAGGACCAGGGCAGCACCGATCGCCACAACCGCGGCGATGATCCACGCGATCGGACCCAGGCCCACAACCCACGCCGCCGCCATCGCGATACCCGACGCGGTCGCGATAACCGCAGACGTAACCCAGCCAGCACCCACGGCGATGAGGGAACCGACCGCGATGGCCGCACCCGCGATGGAGCGAGCCTCCATAGCAACCCATGTCGCGGCCGTAGACACGCCTGACGCGACAGCCGCAACAGCAGAGGAAACCCACCATCCGGCTATGCCCATAAGCGCGCCCGTGGTGATCAGGGCGGAGGGGATCGCCGCGACCCTCGTCGACACCCAGGCCGCGACCTGGGCAGCCGCGCTAGAGATCGCTTCCCACTTGATCATGGCCCAGATCGCGACGGTGGTTGCACCCGACGCGACAGCAGAGGCGGCAGAGGCGATCCAACCGGCGACGACCGTGTAGTGCGCAGCGAACTGCGCGGTAGCAGACGTGACCGCGGCCACCTGGGTGGACACCCATGCGCCGACCTGTGTCACGGCGGACGCGACAGCCTTGACGGCCATGTCCGCGAACACGGGAAGGAGGACGGTGGTGATGACGATCGCGACCGCCCCGAGAGCCTTGGCGTTGTCATCGAACCACTGCTTGAGCGACCCCATCGACGTGCCACCCGTGCCGGTGATCCACGTCTCGATGCTCTTCAGCGCGGGAAGCGCCGTGCCTGTGATGAACGTCGCGAGCGGGACAATGCCATTGTCGTAGATGTCTTTGAGGATGCCCTTGAACTCCCCACCAGGGCCGGTCCCGTCCTGGAAACCCTTGACGAAATCCTTGATGGCGGGGATGGCGGTGTTGGTCAGGAAGTCACCGATCGGCTTCACGGCGTCGTTGTACAGCAGGACCAGGAAGTCCTTGAACCCGCCGCCCGCGCCGGTGCCATCCTTGAACCCCTGGATGAAGCCTTGGATCGCGGGGAGCGCTGTGCCGGTGATGAACGAACCCACCGCCGACAGGGCCGGGCCGACCTTGTCCGACACTGCGGCGCCGAACGCTTGCATCGCCGGCAGTCCGACGTCGAGTAGGAACTTCATCCCGTTATTGAGGGCGTTGAACACGCGGGTCGCGATCGGCTCAACAGCAACGAGGACGTTGTTCATGAACTTCGACCACTTGCCACTCAGACCAGAAACCGCGTCAGCAGCCGCCATGATTGAGTCGCCCGACGCACCCGACGACTTCATCATGTCGTCGAGGTTGACCTTGCCGGACTTCACCGCAGCCACGAACTGAGCCGCGCCACGGGTGCCGAAGATGCCCGCCGCGAGCGCGATCGCCTTCGCGTCCTCGCCCGACTTCGTGAACGCCTCGATCGACTTGACGGTCTCCCGCAGCGCAGGACCCGGAGCCTTGCCCTCCTTGGCGAACTTCGTCAGGCCGATCGTCAGAGCCATGATCGTCTTGCCCGAGTTGATACCCGCCTTGTCGAGCACACCGACGAGGGCCGCACTGTCACCGAACGACAGCCCGAACTGACGGAACGCCGGGGCGCCCTTGGTGGCAGCAGCCGCGAGCTCATTGATGCCCATGCCGGTCGCCTGGCTGATCTGGAACAGCTGGTCCAGCGCCCCCGACATATCCGCGCTACTGATACCGAAGGCGTTGAACGAACCGGTGATCGTGTTGAGGTCCAGGGCTTGCTTGGTGATCCGCCCGGCCGCCAGGAATTGCTTGGACAGGGTTTCGAGGACTGGCCCGGTCAGGCCGAGGCGAACATTCAGCGCCGTGACGGTCTTGCCGACGTCCTCGAACGACGCCGCCGTGCCCTTGCCAACGTTCTTCGCTGACGCGACCAGGGCGTCCAGCGCCGCACCGGTCGCACCCGTGCCGACCCGGATCGTGGCTTCCATGTCGTGGAATGTGTTGCCGATCGCGGCCAGCGTCCCGACCGCTGCCATGACCGCCGCCACGGGGAGCGCCTTCTTGATCGCACCGAGCAAGCCCGCGCCGCCGGACGCACCGGCTGCCGCCATCTCCGGGGCGATGCCCTTCGACAAGGCAGAGCCGAAGCCGAGGGCACTCGGAATGACGGAGAGGGTGGCGTAACCGATGTTTTCGGACACGAGTTACGCCCCCCTCTCGGTCAGGTGATCTCGCCGGCGTCGATGGCGCGTTGCCGTTCGTGTGCCCGGATACGCGCAGCCCGGAGATGCTTCTCCCGCTCGGGGTCCACGGCCTTGGAGTCCTTCGGGTACCGCGGGTGCTGCTCACCCGTCATGGCGCCATACAGGTCCATGAGCAGGATTTCCACGTCGGTGCGACCCGACGAACCCTCAGCGCGTGCGACCGCGCAGTCGGGGGGGAGGTGGCGGACGAGCACCCAGATCCGGCGGAGTGTGAGCAATCGGCGGCCGCTAGCGTCGAACCGCCACCGGTCCCGGTAGTCGATCTGGTAGTACCGCGCGAGGTCTGCCTCTACGGCGTCCGGGTGATCCCGGAGCAGCCGCAGAAGCTGCGTCAGTTTCCCGCGCGCTCGAATCCGTAGACTTCCGCGATCTGGTCAGCGAGAGCCTTGAGGTCGCGGATATTCGGCTTGAGCGCCTTCATCACGCGTGCCTGCTTCGGGTCGAGCAGTGAGTAGACCAGGCGGTACGAGTCGCCGTCCGCAGCGAACTTGAGGAACTCGGCGTCGACGTCATCGATGTCCGCGGGGATGGTGAACACGGACTCGCCGAGAGTGATCTCAGCCGTGCCCCCGCCCTCGGCTTCGATCTGGGCAGCGGACTTGAGGTGGTCGGTGGGCACGGTGGCGCCCTTCGGGATCTCAGGCATGACGCGGTTCTCCTTGGTTGGTGGTGCGGGTTAGGTCAGGGTTTTGGCAGCGCGCCCTATCCAGCGCACCCGTGGCGTCGTGACGTCTCGTCCGCGCCAGGTGGTTGCTACGTTCGGGTTCCCCTTCTTGCCGAGCGTCCAGTAGAAGGCGAGCGGCCCGATGATGCGGATAGGTCGAAGTGCGATCCACCGATTCGGGTCAATCAGGTCGGCGATGGCCCTGTCGCGGGCCTGGTCAGCGGCGACGTAGTCGAGGCTGGGGTAGATGGTGAGCATCGCGGTTCTCCTTCGTGGTGTCGTCGCGGTTCAAGGGGTGGAGCACCGGCCCGGGTGAGCCGCGACGGAAGACCCGGGCCGGTGGTAGGTCACGCGGCGACAGTCGCCACGCTCGGCGCGGTGGAGGTCACCCCGCCGTAGGTGCAGGACACGTTGCTCGTGCCGACCGCCACGCCAGTGACGTACCCGTAGGCCACGGTCGCCTTCGCCGGGGTGGCGGAGAGCCATGCGGCCTGAGCCGTGATGACACCCGTGCTCGAGTCGGTGTAGGTCGCGGTGGCGACGAGCGACTTGGTGATCGCGCCGGCCAGGGACAGCGCCAGCGTGAGCGGGGTGATCGCGATGGACGCGATGTCCGGGACGGCCTGGACGGCGAACAGGACGCCGGCCGAGTCGGGGAAGATGACGGCCGCGAGGGGCCGCTTCGTGAGGTCTTCCTCGCTGTCCTTGATCGCCCCGTCGACGGTGACCTGCGCGTAGTTCTTCGAGATGACCCGGCGGACCTTGCTGCCGGTGCGGGTCTCGAACGCGACCATCAGGTTCGCCGGACGCGGCACGATGATCTGAGTCGCGGTCGATCCGGGCCAGATCAGCGAACGGGTCGCCGCGTTGTCTTCGAGGACGCTGAACTTCTTGGTGAGCTTGAAGTTCTTCCGCGACGTGGCGATAAGGATGCCACCCCAGCCGAAGTGGTCCTTGACGTCCTCGTCACGCGATTCCTCGAAGCCGTCGCTGCCGTCGAGCAGGCCGACGAGCGACCAGGCGCCCGAGAACGGGGTTGAGGTGTCGGCGGGGATGGTCGAGCCGATTGGTGCGATGTAGACGTCCGCATCCGCCCAAACGGATGCATTGGCCGGAGTTCCGGACATGGGTGATCTCCTTCGGGGTGGTGGGTTGCGGGCGTCGCGGTTCACCGGCCCCGAGGGGCTGGGGGTATGGGGAGGGTCAGGCGAGGACGGTCAGGCGCAGGTTGACTCGAACACTGATCGACGCGAGCTGAGCGCCGGTGTCGGGGTCACGGGTAGGCAGGACACCCGTAAGAGGCTGCACAGACGCCACGGACACGCTGCCCGGGTGGGCGCACAGGAGCGCCTGGCACAGGGCCGCGCCAGCCTTGGACCGAGTGGTCAAGGCCGACCACCAGGTGATCCGCACGGACGCGCGCCAGAGGATCGGGTACTGCACCGAGGGCGTGCCGTCGAGAGCGACCTGTACATGGTCCTTCGTCGTCGTTGTCCAAGTCGTCGGGAGGTCCACACCGACCGACACGTCCTGCGAGCGTGCGGCGAGGGCGGTCGTGAGGAAGTCGACGATGACGCGCTCAGCGTCAGGCGGGATTGCGAGAGGCTTCATGCGAGCTCCTTCGCTCTTACCTCGAGCCCCTCAGCGGCGGCCGCACGGGCGAGGATGCCGTACTTCGCTTCGAGTGCGAGTCCGGCCGGGTGGTTGACCCGGACGACTGCGATGGCCCGGTCAGTGGTGAACGGGGCAACCGTGACCGTCGCGTCGTCGAGCATGTCGGGATTCGCCGCCGCGTTCGCCGCGACCTTCACCGCGATCGTGTTGATCGGGGCCTTGCATGTCTCCCGGAGGATCTTCCCGATCGCCTCGAAGTCGAGGCTGATGCCGTCAGCCATCACCAGCCTCCAGGGGGTCGCAGCGCAGGCACCGGCGATACGTGCCGCCAGGGGTCACGCCGTCATCACTCAGGATCGTGATGGGGAAGACAGCCATCTCGGAGAACTGACACCGGTCGCACCACTCGAAGGTCGGCTCGCCAGACACAAAGAGCCACAGAACGATCTCTGTCCTGCCACGGTCAGCCACTCAGCCCACCGCCCGCTTCGCGCGGATCGTGACCGACCCGGGACCGCCGGCGTCCGTGCGCCAGTCGCCGATCTCACCCTCGACGTCGCACAACACGCCACGCACCTCGAGCTGGTCGGTGCTCAGAACATCGGTGCCCGGTTTCGCTCCGACCGTCCAAGACGTGACCACACCGACGCGCCCGCGGGTAGCACCCTCAGTTGACCCGGTCGGCTCGACGATGCACTGGGTGATGTCGGTGCGGGTCGTGGTCGAATCGATCGGGTCACCGTAGGGGTCCTTGCCGCCGGGGGTTGTGCGGATGCGCACGACCGTTTCCTGCGCGAACCGGGGCCACCTCACGGTCGACCTGGCAACCGGTAGCGGTCCAGGATCGCAAGCTCAGCCACGCTGAACTCCTGCCCGGCGTCCGTGTACGTCTCAGACCGCGGACCCATCGTCGTGGACTTCACGCGGTCGGGGACGTTCAGGCCACGATCAGCACGAGCCAAGATCAGCCGAGACAGGTCGAGCGCCTCGTCGTAGCCGTGAGTCATCACGACCACGACCTTGCCCAGCCCCATCGACCAGCGGCACACCTGCGCGAAATACGGGCCGCGAGGCACGTACTCGATGACGCCGATGGGCGACCACGAATAGTCCGCCGCGGCGAGCAGCACACCGTCATAGGTCACCGACGTGATCGCCGTGACGTGCAGGCTCGGGAGGATCTGCGTGCTCGTGCCAGACCCGTCGAGCGTCACCGTCTCGGCAGCACTCGGAGTGACACGCCACCCGCAGTACTTGCGCACCAGGGATGTCGCCTCGTCGATCGCGGACTGTGCGTCACCACCCTGATACAGCGTGAGCTGTTCGGTGGTGACGATCGGGTCAGCGGCCACCGGACTTGTTCTGCGCGGTCCGCGCCTTGTTCAGCGGTGCCGGCGCCTGCTTGGTCTCGACCGACTTGACCGGCTTCGCGTCGAGACGCTTCGCCTCGGCCTCGTCGAGCTGGACGGTGTGCGGCAGACCGCCGATGACGATTGTGTATTCCTTCATGGCCGACTCCCTGTGGTCGATGACGGGTGGGGGTGGTGTCGGTGCGGGGGCTGGCTTGTGACCAACCCCCGCACCGATCACGCCTACAGCAGCGTGACCTTCACGATCGCGAGCGGGATGCGCACGGCCAGGGCCACGCGCTCCTCGATGCGGGTCGTGATGATGTCGGCCGTGAACTTGCCGAGGTCCGAGTTGGTGGACTCGACGCGGGGGCCGCCCTTGCGGTACACGGTCGTGGCCTGCTTGAACGCACCCACGATGGCCGTGCCCGCAGCGACAGCGGTCGTGACGACCGTGCTCAGACCCCACAGCGGGGGCTGGGACACGATGCCACCGTTGCCGTACTGGCCGGAGAAGAAGCCGCCGCCGAAGTACTGCTGGTTGGCGTCCTTCGACAGGCGCAGCTTCTGGTAGTCGGTCGGGTGGATGATGATGCCATCCGCCGACAGACCGGTCGCCGTCTGCACCTTCGTGATCGCGCGGAACAGCGCGTCCTGGGCCGAGTCAGGCGAAACGGCCTGGGTCTCGGTCTGGATACCCGTGCGGTTGAGCAGGCCCAGCACCGTCGAACCCGTGCCGGGACCGTTGGTGAGCTGCGCCTCTTCGACCATCGACAGGCGGTACAGACCCCGGTTGTTGATCTCCGAGACCATGAACGGAAGGTCCTCGACCATCTCGTCCGCGGTGTCCCACCAGCCTGCGATCTTCTTGAGGGCGTCGGTCACGGTGGACGGGTCCGCGTTGTGGAACTGCGGCTTCGCACCACCCTGCGCGACGGTCGCGAGGTCACCCTCGAGGGCACCCTCAATGAAGTAGGTGATCGCGTTGCCGGAGAGCGTGCCCGAACCCATCAGGTCGGCGACAACCGGCCCGGGACGGTTCGCGTGCACGATGGTCCGGTCGACCTCGGTCAGCATGAGGCCGAACGGGGTGCCCGTGATGAGCTGCGGGTCGGTGGCTGCCTTCACGTACTCCGGCGCGGACACGGTGTAGCCGCCGATCGCCTTGAGGTTCGCGAACCCCTCCTTGCCGACGTGCTTGGCGAAGTGATCGCCGAGCGTGCGAGCGATCTCCTGACGGCCCTCGTCGGAGTTGCCCGACTTGGCCTCGGGGGTCAGTTCGGCGAGACGGGCCAGGCGAGCCTGGTCGCCGTCCGCGGCCTTGATCTGGACGTCGAGCTCGTCGACCTCCTTGAGGTGGACTTCGACCTGCGACTTCTCGTCGTCGGTCATGTTGCGGACGGACGCCTTGGCGCCCTCCACGATGGCCTGCGCGGCAGCGAGGGCCGCTGCGCGCTTCTGGTGCATATTCATGGCGAGACCCTTTCTAGGATCTTGATGCGGATCTGGGTTGCCAGGTCATCGGCGGTCACGTCGGGGCTGGGCTCCTCGGACTTGGCCCCAGAGGGCTCCTCGTCCTTGGCCGTGCCGGCCGCGCTGGCCTTCTCCTGGTCTGCCTCGGCTGCCGCGATGACGGAGCCGATGGCCTCCTGCGCGGAGCGCAGGGAGTCGATGTGCTTGGCCGCGAGGACGCGACCAACCTTCATGCCGTCCGCCGCGAGAGCGTCCACGGCGGCCTTGACGGCCAGGACTTCCGTCTCCTGATTCGCGCCGAGCGGCACGACCGAGACCTCGTAGAGCTTGAGGGTGCGCAGCTCGAACGTCGTGTTGCCGTCCGTGGTGACAGGCCCACCGTCGATGACGTCGTAGGCGAACGACATCTGCGTCACCCGGCGCCCCTTGAGGAGCCGGTACACCTGCGCGGCCTTGGGCGCTTCGAGGTCGAGTTGCCCGGTGACGAGCAGACCGTGGTCGTCCTCGACGGCCGTGACGACAGACCCGATGTTGGAGAACGGGTCTTGCATGTCGTGGCCCCACAGGCACGGGATGGAGTCACCCGACGCAGCCCACTCGGCGAGCGTGTCCGTGAAGGCGCCCTTGACGACGGTGTCGCCGAAGGAGTCCTCGTTGCCGAACACAGAGGCGTAGGCGGTGAACTGGCCGTCGAGCAGCCCATCGGCAGGGCCGGCGGCCTTGATCTTGACGGACGCGGTCTTGATCTTCACGACCCCTCCAAGGGGGTATAGGAAAGGCCGCCCTGGACAGGACGGCCGTGCGGGTCGCGGTTCGCTAGGAGACGGAGATTTCCAGTTCGCAGTTACAGCCGGCGTCCTCGGCGGAGCCGCCCGACGCATCGCCGGGCCACGCCTGGCCGTTGGAGAAGTTCTCGGAGAGCGGGACCGTCTCGCCATCCATCGCGGCGTGGCTCGCCCGCGGGTTCCCGCCCGTCAGCCACGTCTTCGACGCCCTGTCACCAGCGACCTGCTGCGCCGACTCCTGGGTCGCCCACGCCGAGAGCATCGTGACCGCTGACACCGCGATCTCGGCCGAGCGCGAACTCTCCGCGACGTCGAACACGTTCGTCACCGCGCTGGACGGGTCATCCCCGGCTAGGGCCGCGTCGATCTGCGCCCTCGTGGCCGCATTGATCGACTTGGCCGAACGGTCGGACACCTCCTTGAGCCACGCGAGCGTGCGGTCGACGTCGTAGGCGTCAGGGGCGAACCCGATCGAGTCGAGCACCTTCGCCGAGACCTGCGTCGTCACCTGCACCGCGAGCCTGTAGAGG